GCCGAAAAACTTCTTACGCTGTGCCATGCCTATCTGCGTGGAGCGGAGATCAACGAACCGACCGGGCGCAAACCCATTGATCGTGACACACTGGCTCGGTTAATCAACCTCTACCTCAACCAATCATGCAGTGCCCAGAATGCGGAGCCTCAACCCGAACAATTGAAACTCGACTTCGGGACGACGGACTCAAACGAAGGAGATACGAGTGCGTAAACAAACACAGGTTCACAACGGTGGGGACGCCAATCAAGCTCATCAAAAATCAATACGTCAAGCAGAACCCCCATACGAGCGAGCAGCAAGTTGTCCCAAGCAGGAGGCAATCAGGTGAGCGAGCACGAACAAAATCTGCGCGACTTGACGGCGATGTTCGCAATGTGTGGTTTAGTCATGAACGGGGACTACAGCCTTGAATCAATCCCGGCACTTGCCTACAAGACGGCAGACGCTATGTTGGCTGAGCGTGATCGGGTGGCCGATGACGGCATCGCCTCAATCAAACCAAAGAGGAAGTATGAGCGAAAAGCAGCCGACTAAATATACGTGGTCGTATTCATCTCTGGACCTGTTCAAGCAGTGCCCTCAGAAGTACTACCGACTGCGGGTCAAGAAGGACATCGTTGAGCCGCCCACCGAGCACCTGACCTACGGGCTGGAGATGCACAAGGCAGCGGAGGAGTTCATCAGGGACGGGAAGGCGCTCCCGCCGAAGTTTGAATCTCTACGTGAGCCACTTGAGCTACTGCGTCGCCGCAAAGGACAACATCTTTGTGAGTACAAGATGGGATTGACCAGAGCTTTGGACCCTTGTGACTTCTTTGCAAAAGATGTTTGGTGGCGTGGCATCGCGGACTTGATCACGATCCAGGGCGACCATGCCTTCATCGTGGACTACAAGACGGGCAAGTCATCCAAGTACGCCACGACCAAGCAGTTAGAGATTCTGTCCTTGGCCGTGTTCAAGCACTTCCCCGAGGTCAAGAAGATCAAGGCCGGGTTGCTGTTCGTGGTGGCAAACGATTTGGTCAAGGCCAAGTACGAAGCCGAGGAGCAAGGGGTGCTGTGGATGCCGTGGCTGGAGGACACCGCACGGCTGGAGAAGTCCATCGAGTTGGATGTGTGGAACCCCCGCCCCAACTTCAGTTGCAAGCAGTGGTGCCCGGTTAAGGACTGCACCCACAACGGTAAAGGGGCGTACGGATGAGCATCGTGAATGTAAGTTTAGGCAGCAGCGACGACCAAGCGGCCATCTTTTACGACCTGAAATATCAGTGCGACCATCAAGGTGGCAACCATACGGAAACGTTTTTTGAGATCAGGAACCTGTCTGGCAACAACATGAACGTTCAGGTGGCGGCATACCAAACGCATAACGGCAAAACGGAGTTGCAGTGGTCACCAGTAAACATCCAACCCGACCTGCTACGAATCTCCTTCCGGGGAAGTGTGGAGAACGCAGAGTTTCTTGCCATGTTGAAACTTATTTTGGAAGCGGAGAAAATGGTCGAGATCATCAAGCCGTGAGGATGCCATGCCCTACGTGAACAAGCCCCGCCCGTACAAGCACGAGTACGAAACGTACCAGGGCAAGCCCGACCAGATCAAGAAGCGAGCCATGCGCAACAAGGCGCGGGCCGAGGCGATCAAGGCGGGTACTGCCAAGAAGGGTGACGGCAAGGATGTGGCCCACAAGAAGGCGCTCGACAAGGGTGGCACCAACGGCGATGGCGTCACGGTGCAGAGTAAATCCGCGAACCGCTCCTTCCGCAGAGACGCTAAGGGAAACCTCGTGTCTGAGACGAGCAAGCGGGAGCGCAAACGCGCTTGACAGGCAGGTCCGGGTTCGTAGAATGGACCCACAGCAGTTGCCGCTGAGCCTACGGGTAAGGTGCGAGTGATGTAGGCGAGGGTTGTGGACATGACCTTGTAACCGCATCAGCCAGTCGCCTTATTTCTCCTGGGGGTGGGACTGGCCGAGTGACTACCGTAAGTAGTCATTCAGAACCGAGTGGAAATTCCACATTCGGTCGATAGGTCATTTGGAGTCAGAGTGCAATGAAGAAAGCAGAGTTCGAAGCCCTGCTAAAAATACAAGGGCTACAGCTATTGATGTGCGAGGTGCACAGGGCGATGCACACGGATGAGACGCACCTGCATGCGGCTGACGTCATAAACGCAAGGTGGGATGTGGTCACCCCCGGCGAACCCGCCAAGACCCCCGCCGCTGCCGTACAAAAAACAATAGCCAAGCACTTTAAGAAGCATGCAGATCATTGAGAACAAGGCCCTGCTGATCAAGGTCAGGGAGCCGGGGCGGATCACCACAGTCATCCCCAAAGCCAAGCAGGTGGGCGACCACGAGGTGCTGGTCAAGTGGGGGCTGGAGGAAGCGCAAGTCCTCAAGAACATGCGCATCAAGAATGTGCCGTCCCCGATCAACGCTAGTTACGACTGGCCAGGACTGTACCGACCGTTCGACCATCAACGTGTTACTGCATCGTTCCTGACGCTGCACCGCCGGGCCTTCTGCTTCAACGAGCAGGGCACGGGCAAGACGTCCTCAGTCATCTGGGCTGCGGACTACTTGATGAAGGCGGGGTTCATCAAGCGCGTGTTGGTGCTGTGCCCCCTGTCGATCATGGCCTCTGCATGGGAAGCCGACCTGTTCAAGTTTGCTATGCATCGCACGTGCGCGATAGCGCACAGCTATTCCAAGGACAAGCGCATCGAGGCAGTGCGCAGCGGCGCTGAGTTCGTCATCTGTAACTTCGACGGTCTGGACATCATCAAGGACGAGATCAAAGACGGTGGGTTCGACCTGATCGTGATCGACGAAGCCAACGCATACAAAAACGTTGCTACAAAGCGTTGGAAAATTCTTAACTCCGTCATTGATCCGAACATGTGGGTGTGGATGCTCACGGGCACCCCTGCATCGCAGTCACCCGTTGATGCCTACGGTCTAGCCAAGATCATCAACCCAAGCGGTGTACCGCGCTTCTTCGGGGCGTTCCGCGATCAAGTCATGACCAAGATCACCCAGTTCAAGTGGGTACCCAAGAAGTCGTCCGAGCGCACCGTGCATGAGGCCCTGCAACCGGCCATCCGGTTCACGAAAGAAGAGTGCCTGGACCTGCCCGACATGACGTACACGACGCGCGAGGTGCCCCTGACCCCGCAGCAACACAAGTTTTACGAGACGATCCGCAAGAACATGATGGCCGTAGCCGCAGGTGAGGAGATCACCACGGTCAACGCAGCGGCTAACCTGAACAAGCTGCTCCAGTTGTCGTGCGGTGCGGTCTACTCCGATAGTGGTGAGGTGGTTGCGTTTGATGCCAAGTCGCGCATGGCTGCGCTGCTGGAGGTGATTGAGGAAGCAAGCCACAAGGTCATCGTATTCGCACCGTTCCGGCATGCCATCGAGATCATCGCTGAGGAACTCAAGACCGAGGGCATCTCATGCGAGGTGATTCACGGCGGCATCAGTGCTACCAAGCGCACCGAAGTGTTCGCTCGCTTCCAAGCCGAGCCTGATCCGCAAGTGCTCGTCATTCAGCCACAGGCTGCTGCGCACGGCGTCACACTTCACGCGGCCAACGTGGTAGTGTGGTGGGGGCCGATCACATCGACAGAGACGTACCTGCAAGCCAACGCCCGTGTGCACCGCGCAGGGCAACGCAACCCATGCACCGTGGTGCACATCCAAGGTAGCCCCGTGGAGAAGCGCATCTACGCCATGCTGTCCGACAAGGTGGACATCCACACCCGCCTGATCGACCTCTACAAAAATGTGGTGGAAGGTACTTGACAATGTAAATCAAGCCTCTATAATAGTTAGACCTTTTACAAACGAAGGAGCAAAGTGCAATGGACGAACCAAACGTCGAACAACTGACGCGCGTCTACGTCAAGATCAGAGAAAAGAGACGCGAACTGGCCAAGCAGGACGAAGAACTCAAAGAGCAACTTGACACCGTGTCACAGCAGTTGCTCGAAATCTGCAAGGCCCAAGGTGCTGCCACCATTCGTACCGCCCACGGTACGGTGTCGCGCAGGACCACCAAGAACTATTGGACGAGCGACTGGGACTCGTTCTACAAGTTCATCAAGGAACACGATGCCTTCTCGCTGATGTTTCAACGCATCAACAGCGCGAACATGTCGCAGTTCCTTGAAGAAAACCCCGATGTCCTTCCGCCGGGGCTCAACGCGGAAGTCGCCCAGACCATCGTAATCACCAAACGCTAAGGAGAAAACCTTATGAGCAACGACCTCGCTATGCTTGACAGCATGCTGCCTTCGTATCTGAAAGAGCTTGAACTCGACGACGCAACCAAAGCCCTGATGGGTGGCGGTGGCGGTGGCATCAAACGCATCTCCATCAAGGGCGGCGTATGGCGCATGATGGTCAACGGCAAAGAAATTGCCAAGAACGAAGATCGTTCGATGAACGTCGTGATCGCTGCGGCTGCACCCAAGGTGTCACGCACGTTCTACATGAAGCAATACAGCGAAGGTGGCGACGTGTCCGCACCCGACTGCTGGTCCGCCGATGGCGAGACGCCTGACGCCAAGGCTGCTAACCCGCAAGCCAAGCGTTGTGTGGATTGCCCCCAGAACGTCAAGGGTTCGGGCCAAGGCGACAGCCGTGCTTGCCGCTACTCGCAGCGTCTGGCCGTGGTGCTTGCCAATGACCTCAAGGGCGACGTGTTCCAACTCACGCTCCCCGCTGCTTCTATCTTCGGTGAAGGCGCTCCGGGCAAGTGGCCCCTGCAAACCTACGCCAAGATGATTGGCAGCAAGGGTATTCCCATCACGGCAGTTGTGACCGAGATGCGCTTCGATACCGACAGCGCCACGCCCAAGCTGACCTTCAAGCCTGTACGTGTTTTGGAGAGTGCAGAGCACCAGATCGTCATCGAGCAGGGCAAGAGCGACAGCGCCAAGAAGGCCATCACCATGACGGTGGCCGACGCCGATGGCGTGAAGAACAAGGCCGTTGCATTGTCTGCACCCGTTGTCGAAGCCAAACCCGCTGCGGTTAAGGTTGAGGCTGAGGTGGTTGAAGAGCCGACCAAGCGCACCGCCAAGAAGGACGAGGCCCCTGCTGACAAGAAGGACCTGTCCAAGATTCTGGCTGAGTGGGACGACGCGTAATGGCCGGGTACTCCACACTCACGGTGCAGGAGATCAAGGAAGCGAACGCAAACTTACTTGGGGTCAAGCTCGGGTTGGTTTGCATCGCTCGTGACATCCCTGTAAAAGATGTTGCGGAGTTCTTTGATGTCAGTCGCGTTACCGTATACGGTTGGTTCAAGGGCAAGACCATCGTATCGGGCAAACACTCTGAGAAGATGCAGAAACTGATCACAAAATTGTCATGAGTTTGGGTGGGCTAGGGTCGCGCCCGAAGAGGATGTTCGCCGTCGCATCCCTGCCCAATCCATTTTCGACGGCGCATTAAGGACGGCTAATGATTTCGAGGAACGAGTTTCTCTCGCTGGTGCTTCCATCTCTGGAGACTGGTGAGAAGTACTGCGCGGTCGGAATCAAGAAGGTAAACGACGAAGATGTAATACGGCCTAAGTTCGTAGATGACATCGAGGGACTGAGTGCAGCAGCGGACGCCCTGATGGGCAGCGGATTCAACGCGTTCTTTGCAGTAGCCAAGTACGCCGACCCCAAGGAAGGTCGCACCGCAGCAAACGCAGTAGCCATCAAATCGTTTTACGTTGATCTTGATTGCGGCCCGGACAAGCCATACGCTGATCTCAGCACGGGGCTTGTGGCACTGAAAGAGTTTTGCAAAGCAGCCAAGCTGCCGCGCCCCACCATCGTCAAGTCCGGTGTCGGTGCGCACGTGTATTGGGTGCTGGAGGAGGCGATCCCCCGCAAGGAGTGGAAGCCCTACGCCGAGCGGCTCAAGGAACTGTGCGAGACGCACAAGTTTGAGGTTGACCCGGCGGTTACAGCGGACGCCGCTCGCATACTGCGTGTGCCTGGAACGCTGCATCTCAAGGACCCGACCAACCCGAGCCCGGTAGAGGTGCTGCACGTTGCACCCCCTATGACAAGGGATCAGGTCAACGAGGTACTTGAGCCAACCGAAAACATCTTGGCTGTACTGGACCGCGCCGAGTTCAAGCGCGGCATGGACCCAGTGACGATGGCGTTGATCGGCGCAAGCCAGTCAATCTTCAAGACCATCCTCATCAAGTCCATCGAAGGCACCGGCTGCAAGCAGATCGCCGACATTTACGACAACCAAGAGACAACCGAAGAGCCGTTGTGGAGAGCCGGACTGTCAATCGCGCAGCACTGCGCCGACGCAGCCAAGGGCATCCACGTGCTGTCTCACAAGCACCCTGGATACAACGCCGTTCAGACAGAGCGCAAGGCAGCGGAAACCAAAGGCCCGTACACCTGCGAGACATTCAAGAAGCTCAAGCCGTCCAACTGCGAGGGTTGCCCACACAAGTTCACATCGCCGATCCAGTTGGGTCGGGAGATCGTTGAGGCCACAGAGGAAGACAACACCGTCACTGGCGTCGAGCCAGAAACCAAAGAGATCAAGACCTACGTCATCCCCAAGTTCCCCTTCCCATTCTTCCGGGGCAAGAGCGGTGGCGTGTTCGTGCACACCAAGGACAAAGACGGCAACGACATCGACGACATCATCTACCCGTACGACTTCTATGTGGTCAAACGGATGCAGGACCCTGATCACGGTGAGACGCTGCTGCTCAGATTGCACCTGCCTAAAGACGGTGTTCGGGACTTCATCATGCCCCTGGCCAACGTGCTGTCCAAGGAGAAGTTTGTCAGCACCATCGCATCGCACGGCATTACGGCGCTGGGCAAGAAGCAAGACGTGCTGATGCAATACGTGGCCAAGTGGGTCGAGGAACTACAAATGAATTCGCAAGCCGAGAAAGCACAAAAGCAATTCGGCTGGCTTGAGGACGAGTCGGCCATCATCGTGGGCGACCGAGAGATCAGAGCAACCGAGATCACCTACAGCCCGCCTTCTGCACCAACACTGCCCCACGTGCCTCTGTTTCAGGCCAAGGGCGACTTCCACGTGTGGAAGGATGTCATCAACGTCTACGGACGTGAGGGCATGGAGTACCGAGCGTTTGCCCTGTTCATGGGCTTTGGCACCATGCTGATGAAGTTCACGGCACTCGACGGGTTCCTACTCAACTTGGTCAGTCGTGAGTCCGGCTCCGGCAAGACCACCATCCTGCAAGCCATCAACAGCATCTACGGTCGGCCCAAGGAACTCTTGCTGTCCCCGAAGGACACCTACAACTCACGGATGCAGCGGCTTGGCGTGATGCAGAACTTTGCAGTCACGATGGACGAGATCACCAACATGCCGCCCGATCAGATGTCGCAGCAGATTTATGACGTGACTTCTGGCCGTGGCAAGAACCGGATGCGTCAGCATGAGAACGCCGAGCGGCACAACAGCACCAAGTGGCAGACCGGCCTCATCACGTCATCCAACCGGTACGTGACTGACGCGCTGCTATCCATAAAAGGCTTTCCTGATGGCGAACTCAAGCGCATCATGGAGATCAACATCAGGCCCGATGCCAACGACGACGCAACCTGGGCACGGGGCCACTTCGACCGACTGATGCACAACTACGGCCACGCCATCGAGCCGTACTCACAAGCCCTGGTATCGCAACTGCCGATGGTCAAGGCCAAGCTCGACGAGGTACGGGCACGGGTAGATCAGGCTGCACAAGTTCGCAATTCAGAGCGGTACTGGGCGCTGATGTCCTCCATCGCCATCGCAGGTGGGTCAATCGCCAAGCACCTGGGGCTGCACGACATCCCTATCAAACCCGTCTTCAACTACGCAATCAACCTGCTGACCGAGACTCGGGGCCGTGCTCGTGAGTACATGTTTGACAACGACGAGTTCCTCGGAGGATTCCTACAGCGTCACTTCCACGAGATTCTGGTCATCAAGGGCGAGAAGGACGCCCGTAACGGGCTGGACTACGCACCGATCCGCGAGCCACGCGGGGCGCTGACTGCGCGGTATGAGCCTGACACCAAGATGCTGTACGTGGTTGTACGTACCTTCCGAGAGGACTGCGCCAAGGTCATGGCCAACTTCGACGAGGTGCTCACCCCCTACCGCAAGACTAAGGCTCTAGTGGACATTAAGAAGAAGCGCATGACGGCGGGCACCGTGGCCAACACCCAAGCTCCGGTCAACGCCCTGTGCTTCGACACCACCAAACTAGATTTCTTCAATGACGCAGTACTGCTGACCGATGAAGATAATGGGACTCCCACTCCTGATTGAGTGGGACAAATTCAAACCGGGCACCTCGTTCTTTGTCCCGTGCATCGACCGCCGTCTGACGGAACGTTTTGTTCTAGAAGAGGCGGCGCGGATAAAGACTGACGTGATCTGCAAACAAGTTGTAGAACGCGGAGTGTACGGTTTGCGTGTATGGAGAGTGGACGCTACAATGCCCCCGCACTCTGCTTCTCCTTGAGAAGAGTTAGGCCCCCGGTAATTCGGGGGCCTTTTTTATTCCTCGTCCTCGTCGTCGAAGAACTTCTCGCGGATTTCAGGCATCAACTTCTTGTCGAACCGCACCCCGTTGATCATCTGCTTCTCAGCGGCCTTGCGAGCAGCCATCGACTTGGCAATCGTCTCTTGCGTGATCTTCTTGGCTGGGAACATCTGGTTGAAGTCGCGGATCATCTCCCGAGTTTCCGCCGTCATGTCCGAGTCGCCTGCCTCACGTGCCATGTCGTAGCGATTCAGAAGCTGGATGCGCTTGGCGTTGACCTCACGCTCGTAGGCTTTCGCAGCCGACAGCTTCTCGTAGGTGCTCGACAGGTCTGCCGGGGCAAAACCAATCACCTGCATCAGAGAGTTGTAAGCACTTACATCCTCTACAACCGGGTCGCCCTTGAGAGTCGTAGCGCCCTCGGTCATGTACCGGGCACCCTTCAAGCCGTTGCGTGCCCAGCTTGGTAGCAGCGACTCCACCCCGCGCATCACGTTACCCTCAGCCATGGCCCTGATACCACGCTCGGCGTTGACCGCGTAGGAGCCCAGGGGGCCGAAGGCTTGCTGCATGGCTGACAGCACGTAGCCGTGTTCAGCCACGCCACGCGGGTCGTCGCGGTAGATCAGGTCGGTAGCGATACCTGCACGGTTGGCCAGTTCGAGGTTGGTCAGGTAGTTGAAGAAGCCCTTATAGAAGAGTTCTCCAAAGAACTTGCGCATTTCCTCGTCGAAGTCGAACGGCTCGTCATCACCGAACATCGCGTTAAGCATCGTGGCCAGTGTGGACGCAGCCCCGTAGAAGGGCATACCCTTGACCCCGGCAAACGCCATCGTCATACCGTACATGCCAAGCAGTTGCCGCTGCGCTGCACGACGCACTTCAGGAGTCTCGCCCTTGTAGGCGTTATAGAAGGCACGGGCCACCACAAACGCGCTGTTCCAGACGAAAGACTTGAAGGTGAAGAACACGCGCCCGACTGGGTGCTGCATCCAGCGCGGAGCAGTCGCCGCCATGCCGGATGTGTGGATGTCCTTGACGGTGTTGAGCGCGTAGCGGACAGCCTTTTCTTCGCTCATCCCTTGCGCTTTGGCCAAGTCGTAGGCAGCGATAGCCGTCACACCACGGTTGTACCGCTCGGTTGCTGCGAACGGGATAGACAGGGCGTCCATCATCTTGCCGTACAGGCTGAAGTACTGGCCCGTGGTTTCGCGCCGACCCTCAAGCACTTCACGAGACATCGTGTGCTCAAGCTGGCCATGGTCCATCAGCGTCTGGTACAAGTTCTTGTACCGTGGGTTCTTCTCCATCCCGTTTATGGCCGTGCGGCTTGCTGCCATCATGGCCGAGGATGTCTGTGCAAACCCAAACTTGCCACTGAGCAGCGGCCACACCAGCATGGGCAGCGATGTGACGTTGATCAGCGCCGAGGAGATGTTGCCTGCGATGTACTCAAAGTAGCTGAACTGAACTGCTGCGTTGACCATCGACCCGTAGGTCGGGTTGCGGAAGAAGTCTCCCTGACGCAGCACGCCCTTGGCGGCTTCTTCAATCTGCAAGCTACCGGCGTTCTCACCCTGCACTGCGATCTCGCTGAGTGCTTGATTGATCTGAGGCATGTACTCAGAGTTGGCCAGCTTGCGGGACCACCGCACCATGATGTCGCCGTAGTTGCGCACCATGTCACGTTCCATACCCCGCACGTTCTTGGACTTCATGAACTGCTTGAGGATGGACTGGCCGGGGAACAGCGTCAGGTATGCCTGATACACGCTATCAAGCTGCGACTGATCTGCACCCTTTGTCTTCAGGTCGCTCATTACGCGCCCGATGAAAGACGTGGGCGGCACACCTTGCGCATCGAACGAGATGCTTTGCAGGTTCTGATACGCCTTGTGCTTGATGCGCTGTGGAGTCAGCACCGTGTCGATGAACTGCTGTCGTTCACGCACCGACTCAAATGCAGAAGCTGCACGCTCGCCAGTCTGCGGGTCCTCGTACTCCACCCAGAAGTCACCGTGCCGCAGGAATGGCACGTAGCCAACCACGCCCTTGAGGTTCTGGAACTCGCTTGCAAGGCGTTGGGCCAGCGTCGGCGAGACGCTCTTGAGCAAGATGTTGCGGTACTCACCCAGAGAGCGGTCGTAGTCCTTACGCATCGTGCGGTAGACGCCTTGCACTTCCTTGGGCAGCGAGTTGAAGATTTGCCGCAGGCGCGAGTACTCGGCCTGCTGGGCAGCGGTGGGTTGGAAGTCAGGGTTAAGGATGTCTACTTCAGCCAGACGGGCGTCGATAGCCATGTCCCCCATGCGCTCCATAGCCTGCGGGAACTTCTTCTGCACCTCTACAAATTGCTTGTAGTTCTCGTTGACCGCCTTGATGCGTTGCTCTTGAGTGCCGTTGCGCTTCTCCATAGCGTCGATGAGCTTCTGGAGGCTGGGCAGTTCCTTGCTGTAAAGCGTGTTGAGGTTGTCCAGGCGCAGCATGCCAAGTCCCGCCTGCAAGGCACCCACGTCCTTGAGGTTGGAGAAGAAGTTTTTGGTGCGCTCAACTGTGTTGCCAACCAGACCGGGCATCGACTGACCGATGCGGCCCACGGCGGGGAACGCGCCAACCGCTGTGCCGAGGAACATCTTTTGGGACGCGACTGGCTCAACATCTCCTGAGATGTTGATAGCGTCTTCGATGAACCTAACGCCCTCATCAAATGCAGATTTGCCCTTGAAGCCGAAGAACTCAGCAATCGACTCCATGATCCGCTTGAACAGACTCTCGCTACGCGGGGCCTTGATGGAGCGCAGCAGGGCTTGGAACTCGGGGTTGCCGACCAACTCGGCAGCAAACTCCTGCAAGTCCTGCGCACCGTAGGCAGCGCCGAGGCGATCCTGTATCTGGATGAAGAACTGCTGGAACGCCTTGGTCAGCGGGTGGTTCGGGTTGGCCAGTACGTTGGAGATTGCGGCGTGCGTGACCTCGTGGATGAACGTGTGTGCGTTCAGACCGTTGATCGGGTCCAGCGTGATCGTGTTGGTAGCAGGATCGTAGGAGCCAGCCTTGCTGGCGGCGTACCGGATGTCTGGATTGCTCGGGTCATACGTGCCAATGTTGCCAGTTGCAGACTTAATCTGCTCTGGGCGGAAAACAACATACTCTCTAGTCTTGTCACCCCGTCTGAGAATTAAACCGTCATATCCTTGCGCTTCTAAAGTAGCCCGCATTTCTTCGGCAGTGAGTTTGCCGTTGAACATGGCTTGCCTAATTGGGTACCAAACGCTATCAGGGGCCGGGTTAGATATGTTTAGGTACGCAGGAATGACCCGCCCTCCCTCAACGTCCGCACGTCTGGACGCATCAGTTGGGCTACCAAAATAAAAACCAGCGCCGTAGCGCCCAGAAACGGCTGTTGCCCGGTCAAAAGAAGTAAATTCTTTCGTGGTTCCGTGGTACACCACCAGCGGATTGCCGTTTTCGTCAACTACCTTACTGTTACCAAACCAGCGTTGGAATGCCGGGGTATCTAGCGCAAGTGGGCCTTCGGGATTCCCAATCACCAGCTTGGTGTTCAGGTTCAGCGACCGGATGCGCCGCAGAATCGCCTTGATGATCGGGTTGCTTGTCTTGTCGATAAGATTGCGCAGCAGCCCGTTGACGTCGCCAGACTGGGCAAGCGCCTGCTGATTGGCATCAAACGTGGGGCCTTGATAGACAGGGGCGAACAGCCGACGTCCGGTCTTCTTAAAAAATGTCTTGTTGAAGTCTTCGACCAGTGCATCCAACTCTTCTTCGGTTGGCTCAGCTTTCTTGGCCTTAGTCTCACCCTTCTCGGCAATTTCGGCTTTGGTTTTAGTTACAAGGTTCTGGGCGTACTCATCAAACATCTGGCGACCAACACGGTTGATCTGCGAGATGTAAGCAGTCTGTTGCGCAGCAGGCATGGCCTGCAACTGCCGGAACACGCTGACGGCTTCAGGCCCGGACTCGGCGATTGCCTCCTCGATCTGCTGGATTTGATCGCGGTTCTTCTGCTCTTGGGGCGTACCCGTGGACTGCCGCAGCATCTCCACCGAGTCGTTGTACTGAGAGAACAGGTAAGGCAGGCGCAGGATGTTGTGCGCTTCGCTGCCCCGGTAGTCTTCAGAAGGCAGGTCTACGTCCTTGAGCCCGGCGTCTCGACCTAACTCACGCAGCCGTGAAACAAGCAGCAAGTTGGCGTTGTCATCAACTTCTTTGATGAAGTTGGCCTGCTCCTTGGCGGCTTCCTCGCGCCCACGCTCCGCCTTGGCCAGATCGGTCTTGGCCTTCTTGCCGGGTTCGGCAGGGGCTTCGGTAACAACTTCAGTGGGTGCAGCGGCTTCTACCGGTGCGCCGGTTTCTACTGGAGCGGGGCCTGCTCCTTCTCCGACAGCAGGGCCTCCAACATCCGGTTCAGTAGAAACCACTCCGCTTGGTTCAACTCCTGCAACGGCTCCGGGGGCGGCTCCTGTATCGGGCTCGCTAACCACGCCAGCGCCTGCTCCACTTGGCGGTTCGACAGGTTGTGCAGTGACATCTGTGGCTCCTTGGAATTCAGGACGCTTGAGGTACGTCTCGATCTTTTCTGCTGCACCGGCAGCGGGTTTACCCGAAGCGTATGCCTCCAGCACACGTTTGACCTCGGCGGCGTCCTCTGGATTGGAGATGTCTTTACCCGCAAGCGGCCCATCTGCCCGCAGAATTCTTGCAGTAGGCCCAATCCCAAACATCTTGCCAAATGTTTTTAGAGCAGACGAGTCGCTTCCAATCGTCGTGGGCATCGTGTCAAGCGTGACAGGTGCCGGAGCAGGTGCGGGCGCAGCCTCTTCAGTAACGGGCGGGGTTTCAACGATGGGCGCGGCTTCGGCTACCGGGGCAACCTCAGTAACGGGCGCGGCCTCAGTAACAGGAGCAGCAGGAGCAGGCTTGGGACCACGCGTAGCGGCCAGCTTATCCATCTCCCCACTGACTTGCGTGATAGTTCCTGCAAGGGGCGAGGGGGCCTTGGCCAGAGCAACCAAGTCTTTGGGCACATCGGTCAGTTCGCCGATAGCCTTCTTCAGCTTGTCTTGGGCTGCTTTGACTTCAGCGGCATCGCGCTGCTCGGCCAGACGCTGCCTGTTAATACCGGCCTTGATGTCACGCTCAGACTGCTTGGTAAGTTCCGGCGTCAGTTCGCCCTCGGGCGTGAACAGTTCAGTCTGCTTGCCCTTGAGTTCCTTGGCCTTGGCGGGCTTTTCTTCCTTGGCAATTTGCTTGGCGGGGTAGAGTTCTGTGGCAGGACCGGCCTCCATACCGGGCAGCGCCATTTGCGGCTCCTGCTCTTGAGCAGCCATGATCTCGGCGTCTTGACGACGCACCTCGGCTGCAAGCTGTCGCTCGCCCCTACGCTCAAGGGCATCGGCGTAGGCTTGACGCCGTTCAGACGCGGCACGTGCACGTTCACCGGCACCACCCGCAGCACCGAATGCGCCACCAGCCACCGCACCCTTGACGGCGGACTCCATGATGCGGTTCCACTCTTTGCTCTCAAAGATTTGCGGGTTGTCCCCCACGAACTTCTCAGCAAAAATACTGATGGCTTCCTGAGCGCCTTCGGTCAGACCTTCAGCCGGGATACCTGTCAGGGCACCTGCTGTCACTGAGCGCAGCAGGCCCTTGTCCATGCCGGACTTCTCAAGAACTTTTTCAACAATACCAGCCTTGACCGGGCCGGTCATGTTCTTCAGCAGGGTGGCCGGGAGCACGGAGTCCAGAGCAGCGGAGGCCACACCAAACAGAGCGGACGCTCCAGGTGCCAACTCGCCCGTGTTCTCGTAGATGTTCTGAAAAATCTCCGGGGCGTTGAGCGCGTACGAGCCTAGGTACGTACCAACGTTTTGCCCTGCGGCGGTGCGTGCAGCAATCTGAGGGGCCGCAGCCTTGAGGCCCTGCGCAACAAATTGCTCGGCAGCAGTACCAGCCAAACCCCGCTCAGCAGCCTGAGCAGCCAGCGCCTTGGCAGCGGCTTGAGTAGCTCCTCGTGCGCCCAGTGCTCCAATCCCAACGCCGGGGATGAGGGCGGTGCCGATGTTGGCAACCTGCTCACCGATAGTCTCAGCAGCAAACTTAGCCGCGTCGCCCAACCCTTCGACTTCTTTGTAAGAGCGGAATACCGTGGGCGCTTCGGCCTCACGTGCAGCGCGTTTTGCTTCGGCTTCCTTCAGTTGCTCTTTGGCGTACTCATCGAAGCCAAGCGCAGACCCCGCCAGGGCGGGGATGATGTCGGTGACGGTCGAGCCGAGTTCTTGGAATCCGCGCTTAGTAGCACGGCCAAAGGTTTGCAGGATGCCTGGGCCGTACTCTTTTTGCAGGCGGCGAACGTCCTCCGCTTCGACCTGCTGTTGGACGAATCCGTAAAGAGTATTGGGGTCCGCGTTCTCCGGCCCCTCTACCTTATATACCTTCCCGTTGGGGGCTTGAACGCGGTAGATCGGCATCGCGCTTCCTTATTCGGAGTCAGGAGGGAGCAGTTTATATCCAGCAAACATGTTGGGAACACCGCCGCCAGGACTCGAAGCCATACCAAGCCTACGTGCTACAACCTCATCAAGTTTGGCGGCGTACAGTTCGGCAACCTTCTTGTCAAACGTGGCATCTGCACCGGGTGCAGGGACCTTAGCCATCTTGAGTGACTTGGCCATCTCCGCACGCACATCGTCTGGGTTGACCATCTTTTCGGCACCCGCCCTAAGCTGCGCCAATTGATACGGCGTGATACCTGCACCGCGATTAGCCGCCGCTGCATTGCGCAACTGGGCTGCTTGAATAGTGGCCCCTGCCTGGATACCAGCGGCTTGAAGCGCCTTCTCGCCGCCGAACTGGGTCTTCCAGATTTCGGTAGCCTGATCTCGGTCTTTGCCTGTAGCGTTGAGGATGGCGTTGGTTCCAAACTCGTCGCGGCGCTCCGCAGCCGTATTGGCTTTCTCAAGCAGAGCGTCACGGCGCTTGAAGTTCTCTTGATCCTCAGCACGACGGGCCTGCTCGATAAACGCCATCTGTTTTTGGCGCTCTCGCTCGGCCTTCTTCAAATCTTTGACAGCGGAGTTGTAGTCCTCAAGACCAGTCATGGCACCCTTGCCGATGTTCTCAAGAGCGTGACGAGACGTGCCCGCCATCATGGCTAGACCTGCTTTGAGGAACGCAAGATTCTTGGCCTGCGACCGTTCTGCACCAGCGGCTTCGGCTTCCTTCTTCAAGTCAGCTTCAAGCCCTTCAAAGGCTTTACCTTCCAACTTGTTTTTGCCAAGCTCTTCAAAGAGATTGCGGCTACGTGCTTCAGACCGTGCAAGGAACCCCGGCTCAGTGTCGGTGCCAAAGAGTTGACGACGGGTCACATCCTCCATGCTTTGCATGCGAGGGGGAGCCGTAAATTCTCCCTTGGTCGGCATAAGCGAATAGATACCCGCGTTGTCTTTGGGAGCAGCAGGGGGTGCCGGAGGCGCGACAGGTGCAGGGGCGGCTGCTTCTTCCTTCTTGGGTTCGGGCTTAGCCGCAGCGGTTTCGGCGGTACGCAACCTGTCGTAGTAAGGCGTCATGCTGCTACGGTCGCCACCGTAGAACGACTCTGGCAGGTAGGGAACCGGAATGCCCAAGGCCCGCAACGGGCGAGTAACACCCGTCTCAAATGCACCTGCGATCCCACGACCGGGCAGAGTGGCGATGTCCATCCCTGCGTAGCCCAATCGACGCAACGTGTCCATCATGGCGGCACGATCCCGCTCTTCTTGGGTCATCGCCCCCTGAGCGCCAACGAGCCCCTGGTTCTGATACCGCTCAACCTTGCCGCCGTCTTCAAATGCGACGATGCCGCCACCCACGTAGCCTTGAGTGGGCAAGCTGGTAGGTAGCGCAGTGACCCCGGCGTCAGGAGGAGCGACGGAGGCGGCATTGGCCAACACTTCTTGAGCAACGGTTGGGGCGTTTGCCCCAGGAGCACCGGCAGCAGCGCCCGCCATCTTGGCCTGCTGTTCTGCCTTTACCTTTTCTTGGATCAACGGAACGGCGATGTATGCCGGGATGGCGCCCATCTTCATCCCATCTTCTAGCTGCTTGATGGAGTACTTGCCGGGGTTGGCCAGGATTCTTTGTGCAATGCTCATGTTTAGACTCCAGCCAGTGCTCTACGCAGGGCCAGCGTATCTACGCCATCAGACTCTTTGATCGCGCCGCCCTTCTTCTTGCCACCACCCGCCAAACCAGCCAAACCGTATCCGGCCATGCCCAGGCCCGCAGCTTGCGAAGCCAAGCTAGGAGCAGCTTGATACTGAGTCGTAGTCTGCCCTGGCAGCGCGTACCCGCGCAAGAGGGCGTTGTACTGTTGCATAGCCTGCATCGGGGCTTCCCGAGCTTGCGCGTAGTTCTGAATGGCTTGGTTGATGATTTGCTGTTCTTGGGCTTGCTGCTGCGCACCAAGTTGATTCTGCAACCCAAGGATGCCGGTCTGCGCGGCAAGCTGCTGCTGTCCCAAGGTGCCGAGTTGGCCTGCGGCCTGATTGGCAAGACCATACCCAGCTTGTTGGCCGGTGACGCCTTGCAGCCCAATCTGAGCGCCTTGCATGCCTTGAGCCGTACCAGCCAGCCCACGATCCGCGCCTTGGAGGCCAAGTTGCCCAGCGTTGATGGCTTGCCCCACGCCCTGTAGCCCAACACCCGCCCCCTGCATAGCGGCCTGAGCGCCCTGGATGCCCTGCGCCGTACCGGCCAACTGACGGTCGATACCAGCAAGCCCCGCCTGAGCGCCCTGGATGCCAAGCCCAGCACCCTGCATGCCTTGAGCGGTACCGGCCAGTTGTGCTTGGAGCCCTTGCAGCCCCATGCCTGCGCCTTGAATGCCAGTCTGGTATACCTGATTGGCTCCTTGCAGACCTTGGATACCCATACCGGCACCTTGCATGCCTTGAGCGGTACCCGCCAGTCCAGTCTGCGCAGCTTGCAGCCCCATGCCTGCGCCCTGCATGCCAAGCCCATAAAGCTGCCCGGCTTGCCCCAGACCTGCCAGACCCGCCTGCTGACCAGCCATTGCTTGACCAATACCAGACAAGCCCAACTGACCACCTTGAAGCGCGGTGCCAAGACCTGCTTGCGCACCTGACAGGCCCTGCAAACCGAGTTGTGCGCGTTGTGCGATGTTGGCTTGTGCTTGTTGAAACGCCTGCTGCGCTCCTTGCGCCTGAATGGCTTGCAACTGGGATTGCAGTGCGCGATTGGCTTCGGCTTCCTCAATCGCCTGTCGAGCACCACCAAACGCACCTGCGCGTGCGGCTTGAGACTTGCGCTGTGTCCTAGCAATATCTGCTTGGCGCTGCGCCGCTTGAACTTGCAGGTCAGTTACCGCTTGCTGATACGGCGACATATAGGCTTGGTACGCCGCAGGACTTGTTGCCATGCGCTCGTACAAATCACCGATACCCGCCGCTTGCTGAGCATAACCCCGAGCTTGACCTGTGATGTCTTGGCCTAGCGCCTCAGCACGCAACCCCATGCGCCCAATATCAGCGGCACCGCGCCCATACATCTGGGCTTCGGGAGCCATAGCAGCGGCTTGAGAACCGTAGCCCGCCCCCATCCCGCCAAATCGTTCTGCCGCCTGGAGCGCAAGCTGCTGCCCAAGGGCACCGGAACCGTATCCAAGGCGTCCAAACGCCTGCATCTCCGGGGCAAGACCAGCGGCTTGAGCACCATAACCAGCCCCCAACGCGCCGTAACGCCCGCCTTCGGTGATGCCAAGCTGCTGTCCGAGTAGACCAGACTTCTGTCCTTGCAGACCGGCTTGATACCCAGCTTCGCCAAACCGTGCGCCACCACGGGTACCAATATCTTGCCCCATCAAACCAGAACGCTGACCCTGCTGACCAGCTTCAAATCCAGCCTGCCCATATCCATAAGCAGCTTCTTCAGCAGCGCGTGCACGGGCTTCAGCCTGTTGCGCGGCAGCAAGGCCAAGTTGTTGACCCATGGCACCGGACTCAAATCCGGCCATGCCGAACTGTCCAGCCTGCCGAGCGGTATCAAGCCCGCCCATACCAGCGGCTTGAGCAAATTGCGTACCCTGTTGAAACTGCCCCGGAACTTGCAGGTTGGCAGCGTTGAACTGCACCTGCTGTTGCAGGGGGCTGAACCCAGCAACGTATGCGCGGGGGTCGGTGCTGTACGGAACAAACGGCTTGGTCCCCGTGATTTCGTAGGTACTAGGAGCACCATCTACGCCGGGTATTTCTCGGGTCTTAAAGAGTTCTTTAGTAGCACCACCAAGCACCGTCTCGACTTGGGGCCGCAGCCAGTCAGGGATGTTTGACTGGGTTACCGTAGTTTGGGAAGGACCGCCGCCACCGCTCATATCGTCACCTCGACTAAAGTGTTGCGCGGTTCAAAACCGTACCGCTGCCACAAACGCACAATGGCCTCACGCCCAAAGCCTTGAATTTTTGTAGCCCCGCGCAGCTTGAGCAGCGTCTTCAACTGCTCAAACGTTTCATCGTTAGAAATCAACTTGCCGCCTATGGCGGTGATAAACGCTACCCGACTCAGCGGGTAGTTAATGAATGACACCGTTGCCGCACCGTGCACGGCGTTGTCTTCGTCCGCAGCTACCAGCAGCATCCACTGCCCCGTGGTCAGGAACATCTGCACATGATGGATGTTGTAGTCCGTGCAGGTTCCGTCCTTCTCCAACGCAGATTGCAGATACCCCTCCACCATCGGCCAGACTTGCTGGACGAAATGGGTTTCAACCGGACGGACGCTAATAGTCATTTCTTCAGCAGATCAGCAATACCGCCCGTGGCACGGCGCATCATCACGTTGGGTGTGCCGCGAACTTGAGCAGACCGTGAGACGATGGGGGCACGAGCCATGGGCTGCATCTGGGGCTGAGCCGTGAAGCTATCAAAATCACGATACCCACCGCCACCGTAATCGAAGAAGCCCCTGCCAAATCCACCACCAAATCCACCACCAAATCCACCACCAAAATTACCGCCAACACCGCCGCCACCAACAGGGGTGTCGTCTATTACAGGAGGCAGATCAATAAGCGTAGAGCCGCCTTGCACAACTCGACGGTCGTCAACAGGAGGATTGATGGTGCGGCGTTGGTTCTGCTGCCTAGCGTACATATCGAACGGGGTAACAAACGACGGCATACCAAACATACCGAGGTTGCCACCACCGTAGCTGTAGTACGGCGTCGTCTGCATGCCGCGAGACATGATGTCTTGCTGCATCATGGGGCTGGTGCCGTACGAAGCCACACCGAACGTCGAGAACGGACTGGCGCTGTACGACTGGTACTGAGGCATGTAAATCGGCTGATAGAACTGCGGATCATCCATGCTGCGACGAAAGGACGACATGTCCGGCGGCGCCGAAAAATTAGGTTGAGCTACGGACTGGCTACCGCCCGTACCGCCCGTACCGCCCATACCACCCAGGGTGTTTGCTCCACCACCTGCCATGATGTGCTCCTTATGCGGGCGTGTATTTACGCGGGTTGATTTCGCGGCCTTGTTTCTTGGTACCGGTACGCGCCTTGCGCACCTTGTCCATCATGGCGTACAACTGCCGAGCGCCTGCATCGGTTGAGCCGTTACCCAATCCAGACACCACATCAGCAGGCACCACAAACTCCCCATCGGCCAAACGTGCGGGGCGCTTACCGGCGATCACGCCAGGAATGCTGTCAGACATTCCATCGCCAGGACCACGCAACATGCGGCCACCGTCCGAGTATGTGCCAAGATCAGAGATACCGCCACCCCGAGCCATGCGCTGATACAT